TTCGGGTGGCAGGAATAGTCCTGTGCTATCGCGGTAGAAGAGGTGGTCATCGTGAGTGAGAATAGGCTCAATCTCTGTCGGATGCAGGAAGAGAATGCGCTCTGGGCGATACTTCTTGTCGCGGTAGATACGCGCATACCCATTGCCCCAAAGAGTACAGCCGATCATTAAGTGCTGCAAGAGCGCATAACGACCGCTGTACTCGTTGGGACGATTGAGCACATTGACGACAAAACTATTATTGACCTTTTCACGCCCCTTCTCGGTGCGTCTGTAGAGATGAATTGGTAGAGAGCTAATAGTCTCCGATAGTATGCGAACACACGCCCATACAGCAGTGATAGCCAATGCCCCCTCCTCGGTGACGATGGGTGTGCGGGTGTTGTCAGAAACGGTGCCAGAGAGGAGAGCGTCATTTACTGCTGACTCGAATTCAGCAGATGTCATGCGCTCTTCCCCTCGGAAAGCAGAGTAGATACGAGTGAATAGACCAGAGAAAATGTTTGACACCGTTGTTGCGTTTTGTTTGGTGCAAACATAAATCTCAACCTTCCCTCGCTTGGTAGTAAATTACTCCTTTACGGATAGGTGTTTTCGGTTATAAATCATGCGGGCTTTAAGGAATGAGCGCAGCTCCGAGTACCGCCTGCGACCCGTTAGTCGTTGATAGTGAAACTCCAACGCCTCGTATGCATCTTCCTTTGTTGGATAGAGATACTTCATACTATCAAACCAGAGTGCGAAGCCTTCAAGTGACATCATTTGCCTAACCTCTGGCGATATAGGTGCAAGGGACTGAAGCCGACTCTCTAACTCACTGCGTTTTCGTTCCTCTTGTTTTGTGCATTGTCTTCGTGTCATAATTCAAGCATTCCTCTCTGGTTATAAGGGTTATTGTCTTCATCGGCTTGGGCGGTCATCCACTCGCCCAGAGCCATTATCGCGGCTACGATGCCGTCAATCTTCTGTGCGGACTTCGCCTTGTCGGGTTTGATGTTGCCAGCAGGGTCGGTCATCACAACGGTCGAGGATAGCATCCAGCGCAGTACGGGGTTGCCGAAGTGCTCGATACGCTCCGTTAAGACGAGCTTCTCAAACTCCTTCGTGGGTGCTGACATTGAGCCATAGCCCTGCCCGAAAGGGTTACACTCCATGCCCTCGTTCTGTAGGTCGATGATGGTCTGCGAGGCGTTCCACCTATCGTAGGCTGCCGAGCGTAGGTTGTACTGCTCGATGGTGCGGAGGATGTCAGCCTTGACATAGTCGTAGTCGATGACATTTCCAGATGTGACCTTGACATAGCCTTCAGCCACCCAGCGGTCATAGTTGATGTTCTCCTTGCGTATCTTCTCCAGCATCTTCTCTTCGGGTATCCAGAAGAGTGGCACAATCTGGAACTTGTCGTTCTCGTGGAAGAGAAGCACAAAAGCAGTGATATCCGATACATTCGAGAGGTCGAGACCGCCCCAGCATTCGCAGCCGCGAAGCGACTCCAATGGTGTTGTGCCAACACACTGCATCCACTTCTCGTCGAGTATCCAGGTGCGCTCGGCATCAACCCAAAGATTGAAATTCTTTGTCAGCACATTGCGTACTGCTTCGGGTCTGTTCTTCGCGTCCTTGACCTGGTCGGCAAGGTACTCGGCAGAGACCGATACTCCGAGGTTGGGATTGGACTTGATCCACATCTTCGGGTCTTCCCACTCCTCCTTCGAGTCCTGGGTATAGATGATGCCGAACAAGCTGTCATCGATATTCACTCCTCGCAGCACTTTGATGACATTGTCGCGGTAGGCATAGCATACACCCGCCTTGTTGAAGCCTGCGGTAGTGATGATGAACATCAGCGGTTGTCGCCTCGCGCCAAACGCGGACTTGAGGACATCGAACATGCCGCTATCTTTATGCGCATGGAATTCATCGATGATGGCGCACGAGGGCGATAGACCATCGTGTGTTCCATAGTCCGAGGAGAGTGGCTTCATCGTGCCACCCTTCAACTCGTAGGTTATGGAGTTGCGGTAAGGCGTGAGATAGTTTTTGAGGTCTGTCGCCTTGACAATAGCCACCGCATCCGAGAAGCAGAGCTTCGCTTGGTCTTTGACCGTAGCGGCAGAATATACCTCTGGGCGCGACTCGCCATCGGCAAAGAGCATCAGCAGTCCCGTACTCGCGGAGAGCATCGTCTTGCCGTTCTTACGCGAGATCTCGATGTAGGCATAGCGAAACCTGCGTGTGCCGTCAGCGTTCATCCAGCCAAAGATGTTCCAGATGATAAACTGCTGCCAGGGTTCAAGTTTGAAACGCTGACCTGCCCACACGCCCTTGGTGTGTTTGAGCTTCTGGATGAAGTTGATGGCACGAGATGCAGCCTTGCGGTCGAAGTGCCACCCTCTGTCGAGAGCGACATCCAGGTCGTGGTAGTAGCGTTCTACCGCCAGGCGCACATACTCGCACACCAGCACCTCGCCCGACATCACTTGCTGGGCATACTCCTCGGCTGTATGTAGTTTCTGCTTACTCATCTATCTCTTCAAATTCTGCGAATTCATCCTTGGGTGTGTTGTCGTCAAGTATTGCCGACACTCGGCTGCGGCTCGATGGTGTCATACCGAACTCCACCGCCAGCGACTTGGCGGCAGCGAGTGCTCCCTCGGCAACCTTACGCTTCGGGTTGATCTGTGTAACGACACCCGTCTTGGTCATAACCTCAATGGTCACTCCCTCCTTCTCTATGTCCGCCATCATGTCGTGGTAGAGAGCCATCTCGCGTGCATACGCCACGACCATATCCACGCCATAGACATCCAGGAGGTTGTTGTGCATTAGCTCGGTGGCAACAACCGCAAAGACCTTCTTGGCAGTTCCTTTCAAGCCGACCTTCGGGAGCTTGATAACGGTTGCACCCTGCACCGCAGGCTTGTCGGTCATGCGGCATGGCTGGTCAGTGCCACGCAGTGCCTTGATGCTATCAGGTAGTTTCTTGCGTCCTTTCATAGTTTCTCAAATTCTCCAATTTTGCATGTGCGTACAGAAGACTTGGGGCGCGATTGGTTTTCGTGGGGTGTGAAGGATTTCGACCCCCTTCCCCCTTGCGACCTCGTGCTGTTAATTGAGCCTTATCGCTTACCCATTATCAAAGAGTTACGGGCGTTTTTGCTCGATTTTTGCCAAACTGCAACTCTTTGACATTCAAAGTGTCTAACATTCAATTAATCATACCTTCATTAAACCATCATTTGATGGCTCTGTTTTTTAGTGTTTTTCGCCAATAATGTCCGCCACAACATTGCTGGGATTATCCTCCAGAAGTCTTCGCTTCATTGCCATATCGACATAGATTCTGGTTGTCGCAGTGCTAGTATGACCGAGCAACTCTTTGATGACTTCTATGTCAACTCCCTGCTCAACGAGGAGGCTACCGCAGGTGTGGCGGAGGGAGTGCGCGGTTATCTTTGGGTCGTCTATGCCTATCATCCGCAGCTGCTTCTTGACAATATGTGAGATTGTCTGCTTGGCAAGTCTTGTGGGGACTCTGCCTCGGCTGTGATTGATGAAGAGAGGATCGTCCTCCTGGAAGTTACGCTCTGCAATGTAGTCCTCGAACAACTCCACAATCTTCTGCGGCAATGCCAGGATAGCGAGTTTGTCCAGATGTCCTTTGCGCTGGATGCGGAGTGTGGGAATGTTGTCCACCAATCCAAAGTCGCAGATGTTTATTCTCTCAAGCTCACATGTACGCAGCCCCAGCATTAGCATCATAGATACCAGCAGCTTGTCGCGCTTGCCTACGATAGTGGTTGTAGGTATTGACTCCACCAGGCGTTGCGCCTGGAATGCTGTCAGCGGATTCTTGCGGTGCATTCGCTGTCGCAGGTGTGTTCTAATTCCACTGCCGATGTCATCGTAGTAGCCTCGCTCATGACAATAGCGATAGAACAGCCGAACAACCGTGAGGTAGGAGAAGTATGTGTAAGCACTCTTCATCTGCACCTGCAGGAACTCTTTGTAGCGAAGTATATCTCCTCGACTGGGTGAGCGTGGCTCTATCTGCTGACGCGATAACCACGAAAACCACAAGCGTATCTTGCGCCTATAATCCTCCTTGGTTGAAGGCAGGCAGTCGAGTGATAGAATCCACTCCTCTACAATCTGGTTTATAGTTAGTGTTGTTCTCATAGCGTGTCTTAAAAAAGTGGGTGGTGTACCACGACTTTCAGCCAATCAATCCCATCCATACTAATTTGTTGATTTTGATTAATGATTCGTTGATAAGAAAACTTTTGTGGAAAGATTTGTATGTTGCGAACCACTGGCACACCACCGATCGTTTTACATCATAAGCATTGTGTTTTTAGTTAGACATCTATTTATCCTTTGCGCTCTTACGAGCGTGGCAGGCGTTGCAGAGGGATTGGAGATTCTCAATGTCGAGTGATGCACCGCCCTTGTTGATGGGGACAATGTGGTCGACCATCTGGGCGGGAGTCAAGCGACCCGATTTGAGACACTCCTCGCACATAGGCTCCTGCTCCAGCTTTAAGGCTCGGAGCTTTCGCCATGGTGTGCTCTGGTAGAACTCGGTGTTGTGGTGGCGATAGCCCTCGAAGGGTTTTCGCTTCGGCAACCAGGGACGAGGCGTTGTGCGTTTCAGTTTAGGCATATCACAGAATAACTTTTGGGTCAAGAGGCTCATCTGCTGACTCCACACGAAACCCCTTTATTCGGATTATTTTTGCTTTCGGGAATCTCTCCGCCAACTCATAAGCAGAGAAAGCAAAGTGTTGATAGTCGCTCGTGATGGCGAAGTTTTCGTACTTGATGAGATTGAGTTTGAGAGCTCTTATATCCTCCTCATCCCAAAGTAGTACCTTGCCATTATGAGTTGCGTACTTCCGCTTGCTGTTGGCGAGTTTGAATATCACTCTATACTCACTCATACCAGCTTCCGTCTGTAATTTTTCAATCTTACGAAAAGCTCTAGCTCCAACTTGAGGATGGAGAGGGTTGGATAACGCCCCGTCTTACGACCTCGAACATACTTGCGGTGCATGCGGTCGATGAAGGTCTCGGCATCCTGACGATCCATCTGCGTGGCAAGAAGACGGAAGCCTTGTGGCGCAACCTCTGATGGTGGTACAATTATCTCGAAGCGGCTTTGCTCATACGAATAGCACAGCGATACAATCTGAATGCTTGTTATCGGTTTCATTGCTGTCCTCCTATTTTCTCAAGCTCTCTCCCGCAAAGTGTATCGTGCGGCAGAGGTGGGTTAAACGATCCATTGTGCGGTCGCCATAACGCTCATATATCTGCTCTGGCGAGAGATTCGTGGAGATGAACACTGGACGATGGTAGCGTTCCGCTGCGTTGAGCACCTGGTTGAAGCCTTCGCTCTTCTCTCCATAGTCGTTCATCATCGGCTCTACACCGAGCTCATCAATTACGGGGAATCCCGATGAGAGAAGATGGTCAAGGTAAGTGCGAGATGTTGCACCTTGAGCCTGCGGAGGTATAGGCATCATCTTGCCCATATCCTGCGCGTGTACGGGGAGTAAAACTCGATTCTTTATGCGGAACAATACGGGAAGCACATAGTTTAGGATGACACTCTTGCCTCGACCGCAGTCGCCCATAAGCATCAAGCCTTTGTCGTCTGTGTTGGTCATCCAATCGATTATTTCGTCATACTCTGGGAGGTGGTGGTAGATGTCGAAAGTGTGATCCACATCCTTGAATATCTGCTGAAAGAGTTGTGTGCAGAACTCTCTATCGCCCCACGACCAGCACCAACGCTCTCTGCGGTGGAGGTTGCCCTCGTGCAGCATCTGTCCAATAAGTTGTGATAGTTTAATAGCCATAGTATTTTGTTTTTATTTGTTCGTTTTTTTACCTGCATTTCTTAATCGTTCGATGTAGCGTTGGCGTTTCTGCTCATCATCGCTTTGGATGATTTGCCCCACACGCTGACCATGCTGTCGCCCTGGTGGTTGACCACGAGGTGGTGGGGCATCTTTCAGAGCGAACAGACCCGCCCAATTGTTAGCCATTGATTGATCGACAATCCTTTGAGCAACCTCGGCATTCCCGCCCGACAGATTCTTGAGCATTGACAGACACTTCTTCGCTCCGATTTCACTGCGGTAGGACTCCTTGCGTGTTCGCTTGTACTCAAACCAGATGAGCATCAGTTCCCGCCAAGGACTCTCTTGAAGCTTTGCCCACTCCTCCAGCACAAACTTTTTCTCTTTTGTGGGTTTTTCTCTTTTTGATTTACTTTTACCACTAGATTCTAAAGAATCGTATATAGGTCTGTCTAGTTTATATATGTTCCCATTTTGTGTTTCATTTTGAGACGCGGCAGGCACTTCACTTCCCTGCTGTGTCCCACTTTGCGTTTCATTTTGAGACACAGATTGGGACGCATATTGCGACACAACAATACCTTCAAGCGAGCGTAGAGTGTAAATCGCGCTCTGCGAACTACCGCGCATCTCTATCTCCACCAGACCTCGATCTGCCAGCTGCTCACGCGATCGATAAATGGTCGAGCGAGTCATCTGGGTACGACTTTCGAGAAGAGATATGGGGATGGTTATGCGCTCCGCCCATCCAGCTCTGTTTGCAGTGTACATAAGCGCATGCCACAACGATATGGAGGATGGCGTGAGATGGTGCGTTTCGAGCCATTCATAAAACAACCGTATTTCTGCTAGGTAGTTCATTACGACAGGGTTACTTTGAGGTCTTCGGTCAGAATTCGGCTGTTCGCTGTGTAGGGAATGAAGTCTGCTCCATCCATCAGTTCGCCTATGCCATAGTTGTAGAGCTGGGCAACGCGCAACACCTCGCGCTTGGAGAAGAAGACACGACCTCCCAGCACGACCCTACGGATGTAACCGTTGGCTTGCCATCGTTCGATTGTACGCTTGGAGATTCCGATGCTTTTTGAGGCTGCATCTTTGGTTAGATATACTTTGTCAAAGCCGATATCGTTCAGCTTTGCCAACTCCTCGACATCCCTGCGAAGTCTGCGAATCTCGATCTCAAGATGTCGCTGTTTTGATTGATTTTTGCTCATACTCGTTCGGTTTTGCTTTCTGGCTGCAAAGTTCCGAAGTGGCAAAACAAAAAGTTAGGTACTACCTTAGGCACTACCTAACAAATAAAAATGAGGAGCATTGATAATGAGGCGTTTACAATTCGTTATTCTGCGCCTAGTGAACGCAGCAGTTCTCGTATAAAACGGACACGCGACTCGCCTCGACCAAGCAGTTCATCCCTCCGAGCGTAGGCGTTGGGAATGGTTGTATTAAAGAGATGCTCGAACTCCTGGACGATGGAGATAAAAGGAGAACGATTGCCTTTGCTGTCAGTACATGCGCCTACAGCATCAAGAGCTGTGAGTAAACTAATGAGAGCCGTTTTAGAGTGCTTCTCAGTATTCCAATAAAGAGGTGATTCTCGTCTAGCTCCTGCGGCTTTGGTGGCGGGGAACAGCGTGGGATATTGTAGCTGTTTTTCGAGTAGTTCTAGTTCTACCAACATCTGTTTCAGAGCGAGTGATGCGTAGGTTTGTGTGTGATTGCCTCGTTCATTGATAAACTGCGTACTCTGAACTCGCAGGTCGAGAATCTCGTAGGTGGATTTAAGAGTTCGGAACTTGTCCTTATAGTGCATATCCCCATCTGATACACCCAGGAGTACAGATCGAAAATCGGTATATGCGGCTAGTAGATAGTTGGGGTCATAGTCGTGCTTTTTACCACGCAGCAATATTCGCATGAAGCGACATTCTAATATTTCATTCATATCGTTAAAGTCGTTATATAGGCGACTAGGTCGCGATTTGTAAAAGAATTTCTATTGCTCCGTTTCAAGCGATATCAAGAAGGAGTGAACAATGATTATAAGTGAGTGTAAAGAGGTAGCCCGACTGAAAGCAGACGGGCAGAACGGAGGCAAATGAGTCGGAGATCGTATCTGAATACTTGAACTCATAACTCAAACTTCGCAACAGAAAAGAGCATAAAGAAAAACGGATTTTTTGACAATTTCTGTCACTAGCAACTTTATTACACCGAAGTGTAACTTTTTGTGAAATTGTGGTGTCAATAAAAAAACTTTCAATATCTTTGTAGTCGCATTGGTGTTTATGCGCCATTGCACACATATTTAAGATGTTTTATGCGTCTTCTTCTGAACTCAGAACTTCGCAACTTCATTATTAGGAAGAAGGATTCGGCACAAGACATCCCCGTTGATGTATCCGCATCAGCTACGCTTGGCGTGGTTGATGTTATATATACATCTGGCGTGGGCTGTCTGTGCTGCTTATTCTTCCTAATGGGCAGCGAAGGTCCTGAGTTCGGAATAAGTTAGTGCAGCAACCTGCGCTTTTTTATGGACAGCTATCTAGGCAACGAACAACTCCTCGACCAGACGCTGGTCGCATTCTTCGCCTCACGCGAGACTCCCGATGATGTCGCTCAAAGAGCCCTTCGCTGGGCGGAGATGATTTGCCAAACAGATAAAGTCGTAATCAGCGGCTTTCACTCTCCCCTCGAAAAAGAAGTCCTCAATGTTTTACTAGAACACAAGCATCCCGTTATCCTTGCGCTGGGGCGTTCTGTCTATAAGCGAGTGCCGCAGCAATTTGAGCAGCCAATTGCCGAAGGACGCATGCTGATTGTGAGCATTAGTAACTCTGTTCGCCAGGGCTGGTGGACATCTCAACACCGCAATTGGACAATCGCTGATTGGGCAGATGAGTGCGTCTGGGCAGGCGTTCATCGGGGCAGTGCATTGGATGTTCCCTTTGACATATATCTGTCAAAAAGTAAGAAAATCGAAGATTTTTCATTCGAGGACTACACTTTTTAGAGAAAAACGACCTCTGCGAATCAGAAAATTCTTAACTTTGTACGATATAGGTTTCTTGCACAATTTTATGCGATTGTCAGAAATTGTCAAAATACCAGAATACCTTTGTGGCAAATTATTGATACTATGACTACTCAGAGTGAAGCAGCATTGGAAGAGGGTCTAATTAGAACTCTTGTTGAGAATAGTTATGAGCGTGTTGTAATCAAGGAGGAAGAAAATCTCCGAGAGAACTTCAAACGCCAATTGGAGAAGCACAACCGTAGAGAGTTGGAGCTTAATGGTCGCACGGAGTTTACAGAAGCCGAGTTTGACCGCATTTTGTTGCACCTGGAAGGTGGCACACGCTTTGAAAAAGCCAAGAAACTTCGTGATCTGTATACGCTGCAAACAGATGATGGAAAGAATATATGGGTAGAGTTTCTTAATACAAAGAAGTGGTGTCAGAACGAGTTTCAAGTTGCCAATCAGATAACCGTTGAAGGTCGCAAGAAGTGTCGCTACGATGTAACGATCCTCATCAACGGCTTGCCACTCGTACAAATTGAGTTAAAGAAGCGAGGCGTGGAGCTGAAGCAGGCATATAACCAAGTCCAGCGATACCACAAGACATCGTTTCACGGCTTGTTTGACTACATTCAGATATTTGTAATTTCTAACGGTGTAAACACCCGCTATTTTGCCAATAATCCAAATGGCGGATATAAGTTCACATTCAATTGGACTGACAAGGGAAATAATGCGTTCAACGACCTCAATATGTTTGCCAACTTCTTCTTTGACAAGTGTACGCTTGGCAAGATTATCAGCAAATATATCGTCCTCCACGAGGGTGAGAAGTCGTTGATGGTGCTTCGCCCATATCAATATTATGCGGTCGAGGAGATTATCAATCGTGTCGAAAACACAAACAAGAATGGCTATGTATGGCACACTACAGGTGCGGGTAAAACATTGACATCATTCAAGGCTGCTCAACTTGTTTCGGAGATTGATGGTATTGACAAGGTTATGTTCGTTGTGGATCGCCACGACCTTGATACACAAACGCAGTCGGAGTATGAAGCATTCGAGCCTGGCGCAGTGGATAATACGGATAACACCTATGAGTTGATAAAGCGTTTGAGCGGAAACTCAAAGATTATCATTACGACTATCCAGAAACTGAATTGCGCAGTAACACGCGACTACTATAATAAGCATTTGCAGGAGGTGCGCGACAAGAAGGTTGTGATGATCTTTGATGAGTGTCACCGAAGCCACTTTGGAGATTGCCACAAGAACATCGTAGGCTTCTTCCGAAACCTTCAGATATTTGGTTTTACGGGTACTCCTATTTTTGCGGAAAACGCAAAGCAAGAGCACACTACTGCCGAGGTATTTGGCGAGTGCCTACACAAGTATATGATCAAGGATGCCATTGCAGATGAGAATGTCCTCGGCTTCCTTGTTGAGTACTATGAGGGACAGAGCGATATCGATTTGGAGGCGGAGAGTCGTATGACCGAGATTGCGCAGTTCATTCTCAACAACTACAAAAAATCGACTTTTGATGGCGACTTCAATGCATTGTTTGCTATTCAGTCTGTTCCGATGCTGCTGAAATACTACAAGATATTCAAGTCGCTTAAACCAGACATCAAAATAGGTGCTATATTTACATACGCAGC